CACATTCGGTAACTGTAGCGCCCGGAGGATATATAGATATTACTATTGAATAAGTGACTTGACGAGGATTTACTATGCCATATATTATTCCTAAATATGGGAAACAATTGAATTGCTTTGCAGTATGGTCGGGAGGATTTACTCCTGAAGAAGTCGATAAAATTATCGATCTCGAAAAACTCCAAGAGTTTGAAAAAGGAAAAGTTGGGCTAGAGAAGAATGCCGCAGCTCCGGCTGAAACGCGAGATTCTGATATCTCGTGGATACATCATGATCAACACAGTGATTGGCTATTTCAGAGAATGTCAGGAATCGTTTCTGTCGTGAACTACGACAACTTTATGTATGATATCGAAGGCGTCGAAGCTTTTCAATATACAAAGTACGGACCAAATCAACATTATACATGGCATTGGGATGTTGAATTTGGCTGGCAGAAATATATAAGAAAGATCTCAGCATCTCTGCTTCTTTCAGATCCGAGTGAATATGAAGGTGGAGAGTTAGAGATCGTAAACAACGGAAACTTTGAAGACAAAGTTTCGTTTAAACCGAATAAAGGTGATATCGTATTCTTCGCTTCATGGATGCCACATCGAGTGAAGCCAATCACTTCTGGTTTTCGTAAGAGTCTTGTAGCATGGGTAATGGGTGAGAGAGAATGTTGAGTTGGAATCCTTTTAAAAAGAAACCTATTATTGAGTTTTATTGCCATCGCGATGATGTTGAGGCATTACCTCAGCCAAAGCCTGCGGCAAAATATATGCCAGAATGGTATAAAAGAATTCCTCCACTGATTACAGATGGAAGAGATGATCGTGATTGGTCAGGATCTCATAGCTTTACTGCAAAAAAATGCATGCCGATGATCGACGCAATGTCATTAGGATATGTCATTCCTCTTATCGGCGACTTGACAGTCAGATCAAATCACGACTGCAGTACAATTGAAGTCACGTCTTCTCCACAGATCAACGTATGTGAGTTTCATGACATTCGACAACTTGGAGAAAGATCTGCTCCTGGATTTCCTGCACCTCCTTTGAAGTTTGTCAATCCATGGATTGTAAAGACTGCTCCGGGTTGGTCGACTCTTTTCATAGCTCCGATTAATAACTTTGAAAGCCATTTTACATGTCTGTCAGGATTAGTTGATACAGATACATATCCAAAAGAAGTCAATTTTCCTGCAATCTGGCACACTCCAAATGCCGACGTGCTTTTACTTGCTGGTACACCTTTAGTCATTGCCATTCCAATTAAGCGTGATGCTGTTCCATCAAAGCCCAATATTCGAAACATGAAAGAAGATGAACATCACTTAATTAATATCATATCAAAGATGCAAAACACTCGAAGAAGCGTATATACAAAAGAATTGAGAGTACCAAGAAAATGAAAAACTTGTTTTCTTTATTAAAACCAAAGAAAGATATTGAATTCGTAGATACTAAGAAGTTATCTTATCATAACTTTTCTGTTGAACGAGCGATTGATGTTCCAACAAATACTCGCAAGGTTCAACAAGACAAGTATGGCAAGCATCTGATGCCATACTGTCCGGGAATTTTAGACTATGCTCAATTTGGCTATATCATTCCGGCGTGGGTAGACATTCATATTATGGCAAATAAAGCTGGTACTTCTTGGTATCTTGGAGACAGAGGACCGAGAGGAGATCGCGGATTTGACAATGGCGTAAAGATGGATGAAAAATTTGTAGAAGGCGCATTTACTCCAATTGGAATTGATCCTACAGCAATCTTATTTCCATCTCCTTGGAAAATTTTTACTCAAAAAAACATTAGCGCATTGTTAATGCCTGCATTTTATCATTCTACTTTTCTTGAAGATCTATACATAACTCCTGGTTTGGTAGACTATAAGAGTTTCCATATTACAAACTTCATTTGCATGCCGAAAAGAGAATGTAACGTTCACATTAAAGCGGGAGAACCTTTGTTGCACGTCATTCCTTTCCTCAATAAAGATATTACTGCTTCTGTTGGCCCAGCTTCAGATGAGATGATAGATAAAACCACAAATCTAATTCCCGGAGATGATAAGCAATACTATCGAAAGTTTATGGGAATTAAAAAGAAATTTAATATGCAAAAAGAAGAGAATAAACAATGAACATTTTTGTTTCAGTATGCTCGTATCAAGATCCTTTACTTCCTCATACCATTAAGAGTATGATGCAAACCAAATCCAATCGGAATAATGTCGTCTATTCAATCTTCGAGCAAACTCGTTATGAAGATTCATTAGCATGCACAGAACCTGTACTTGTAAGTCGAGATGATGTCATTTATAAAAGAATCGATCCCGAATACTCTGATGGTTGTGTTTGGGCAAGATATATTAATATGTTAAATATCACAAACGAGTATGACTTCATCTATCAAGTCGACTCACATATGTTACATGATATGAATTGGGATCGAGCTCTGATTGAAGATTATAAGAGAGCGATGGATATGTGTGAAACCAATAAAGTCATCATTACTGGATCATGTAAATCATTTATAATTGAAGAAAAAGACGGAGAGATTAAAACTTATCTTTGTCAAGAAGAAAATGATGCTTGTCAAGTCAAGTATTATACTATTGATCCGGACACTTTGATTCCAGATGTACATGGAGACGCGATTCCATCGACTGATATGCCAAGACCGGCGTTTCATATTATGGCAGGAAACTTCTTTACACACGTCGATTGGATTGATAATGTCGGATTAGATCCAAAAGTCTTCTTTGTAGGAGAAGAAGTCATGATGACGATGATGTCATACGCTGCTGGATATAAAATGTTCCATCACAGTAAGATGGTTTCATATCACTTAGAAGACACGAGTAATTGGCATACGAAAACTCCGCCAGAAGATGCGAAAGCTGCGCGAAGAAGAAAAATACTTTCAGAGATCGGTCGTTGGCAATGGAAAAAATATCTTGAGGCATGCAGAGAAGATCTTCTTTCTGAATTCCACAAAGAATTTGGTGTAGACTTTATTAATCTTGATATTGAAGATCGTGCTCGAACTTATAGTCTTGACGTTGTTCCAGGTAAAATTGATCTTCTTGCTATTTCGAAGAAACCGAAGAAGAAAGTGAAATTGCCGAAAACTCTTTTTATGAGTGAAGATGAAGAATGATCGTTTGTTCTCTTCCACGATGTGGTGCTACTCGTTTTTGCTTGGATCTCCAAGAGAAAACAAGTTTACCATTTGTGGGAGAGTTACATCCTGTTCACATTCAAAGTAATAGAAAACAACTTACTCACGAAACTAAGCATCAAACAAATTTTACGCAAGATTCGTTTGCCGACTTGTTACAAGATCATAGTGAACACATCGTACTTGTAAATCAACACTCGTATCTTTTAGCCAATCAGGCAAGTTTCTTTATACTTCGTAAAAATATGAGAAACGCTGCTTTAAGTATGGCAAATTATTTGCTAAAAGTATATCCCGAATTAAAACCCAATGCCATTCGTTTTAATATTGGTTTGATGTATAATGATTATCGTGCACTCATCGCGTATTTAAATAAATACCAAAAAGAAGTTGTTTGGTACGAAGATTATTATGGTATCGAAGACACACATACGCCTTTACTTGATTCGTATCCTGGCAAAGAGTCTATTATAAAAGAGATTGATTCGTATTATGAATCTAAAAGTTCATAAAAGATATGTGCTTACATTCGCGCAATTAGCAGGCCCATTTATTACAATCTGGGCTCTGATTCAATATGCAACTTTTCCATGGATAATTGTTTCACTCACAGCGTTCTTTTTGATGAGAGTAATAGGTGGATCGATTACGTACCATCGAATCCATAATCATCGTACGCATACAATGAATCCTATCGTAGAATTCATATGCACGGCATTCGGATTCTATGGTTCATTTGCTTCGCCGCTTGAATTCTGTGTATCGCACGACAATCATCACAAGTATCATGACACTCAGAAGGATCCGCATCCTTACCATTTGCAAGGTTGGAAAATACTTTTTCCGATTCTTTGGAATAATGACACGAATCAAATAAATTTGAAAACAACAGTCAGACTGATTCGTAATAAGATTACCAATTTCTTCTATGAAAAATACTGGATTTTGCTATTCTTACCGTTTCTATTGTTATTCATATCGTTACCAGCATACTTGTTTATTTACATTGTTCCTGCTACATTGTCGATATGGTCAACAGCGATCGCATCTCTAAATCATGATATAAATGGCCCAAAAGATATGGGATTTTGGTACGGAATTATTAGTGGTGGAGAACATATGCATAAACAACACCACGAACAACCATTTGATACAAGCAAAGAAGGTTGGATAAATACCATCGCAGACATAATAGCTACAAAGAGAGTTAAGATATGAATATTGTTTATACTGTTATAAATGATTTGTCAGAAATAGATTTTGATGACTTGTATGAAAGATCAAAGGATGCTATTGATGCGAATTGGCCGGCAAATTCTACATTAACTGACGCCGAACGAAAAGCCAACATGCGCACATTAATTGAAAGCGGAATTAATAATGAGTGGCCAGGATTAAATCCTCATGGCGCAAATGATACTTATATTATGATAAGAGCTTTTGATACTGTAGCTGGAAAAGATATGGGATTTGTAAGCGGGTTTATCCTTGAAAATGGAACATTAGATGGCAGACATTCACTCACTGCTCCGGATGAAAACGGTTCTAGAAATTACGTTTTTAATCAAGAAAATGTAACAGCCAAAAATAATTTTAATATTGAAATTGGTATAACTAAACATTTGTATAGAAATATTCCTGCAAATTCAATCTTTCATAGAACTTTGCGTATGCGAGCAAACGCAGCAAACTATGAACTTTTAGAAGACGTAGATTCTCCAACGCACGGGCCAAATTTTAGAAATATATTAATACAATTAAATCTATGAAGTTTTTATTGAATGTAGGAGCCGAGAAATCTGGCACTACTTGGTTATATGAGTATTTTAAAGAACACCCAGATTTCTATGATATGGGAAAAGAACTGAATATTATTCAGAGAGACGATTTAGTTCCTGTCTTAGAAGATGTAAGCGAATATAGAAAAGACATAGAGTCTTTCTTTCAAGCGGTTTCAAATATAAATCAAGTGACTGGTGACTTCACACATTATGAAGGCTCGAGTGAGAACATCTTTCGACTTATTAAAAACGGTTTACTAAAATACGATATCGAAGTAGTACCAGTTTATATTATGAGAGATCCTATTCAGAGGAGTTGGTCTTCTTGGAATATGATTGGAGGAGGTAAAATTCCAAATCGGTCGTTAGCTTCACGATTTGTCATGAGCAATTTCATATCATGTAAATATAAAGAAACTATCGAAGCTTTGGACAGTGTGTTCGCAAATCCGCTCTACTTCTTTTATGAGGATTTTTTTACTCAAACCAATATCAATCAGATATGTGACGAGTTAGAAATTTCTCGACATCCAGCAGAATGTGATAATAAAGCAGGAGCTTCTTCCTATAAGAAAATGCCAAACAGTTTCGTCAAGGCTTTTGGTAAATCTTTAAAGAATAAAGAGGCTGCTAAATATGTTTTTGAAAGATTTGAAAATGTACCATGGAAACTCGAGGATTATTCGTAGATCTACTCTCGATGAAGATATTCGCTTAACTTTTCTTGAAGGTTTAAATAGGCATACGAACATGCATTACTTTGATCGTAATGCGCCTACAAATAAAACAGATGAAGCTGTGCTTGAGTTTCTCGACAGAGAACAGTTTAATTGTAACAAAACTCATATTGAATATTGGTATCAGGCGTATAAATCTTCTGGAGATTTGTGGCCTCATGTAGATTTTAATGAAAAGCTTCGGCACAGAATTGAGGCTGGAGAAAAGTTGAAACCAGAAGAATTAATGTCTCCAATTACCATATCGTGTTACTTAGAAGCAATCGATCTTGAAGGCGGAGAATTTTGTATTTCTGAAAGAAGTTGGTTAGACTATGAAAAAGAACTGAGCCCTCCGGAAGTTTTAAAAGAAGAATTGTTAAAATATACACACGAGTCTTTTCAACCTACCGAAGGTGCGGTCTTATACTTCGAAGGCAGTCGATACTACCATTGGGTCAATGAAATCAAAAGCGGCTCTCGCAAGAGCATACTCATCAATTTCTGGGACAATTGTAGTCTTAACTCCACTTCGCCCAATTAATTTCTAATGTCTATATTACCAGAAATAGAAATACGATGTTCGTCTGAAGTTTGAAACGGATATACCTGATGCTTAAGATAATTTGGAAACATAATAAGAGAACCTTCCCATGTCTTATCAATATCTAATTGAGTCGTACTAATTCCACCGTCTAATGAGTTATAAATGAATTCAAACTTTGATGCAACTTTATAGTTTGATTCTCTTACATTTGGCATATTTAATTCCTCTTCTAAATCATAAGGAATTGCAATCCATATCACCCATGAAATAGCTTTGTGGTGAAAATGTATTGGATTATATTCGTGTTTCTTCTGAAAATTTACCCAAGCATCATTATCAATGACATAATTATGATTTTCATAAAAATTAAATTTTCTTCTATATTCAAGAAACGTTTGCTCTATGCATTCTCTAAACTGCCCGTTAATAACATACTGAAATTCTGTTTCTAATTGCCCAGCTAAATTAGTATTGTATTTTTCCGGATTATTATCAACTTGCTTTTGCAAGTCACAAGTCAACTCAGCAAAAATAGAAACTGGAATTCTTGTTTTAAGAACTCCTGGGTTATAAAGTTTTATTTCTGAAAATTCTAAGTTCATAATTTCACCGATAATAATTTAGTTAATAGTAATTGTAGAGGTGTCTTTACATATGCTCATAGTACCTTCGCAACAGATATTCCAATCTTGACCTGTCTTTGCCCCACGGCTTGGAACATTAATGATAACATTTTTACATAGATATTCTTTACCATCTTCGAAAACGCGCCAGACATGATCTTCTGTCCCGCGATTAGGTTGTCCTCTTGATTGATTGAATCTTATCATAAACTCAGACATATTAGATTATTTCTGCTGTTGCATCATATACTATAGGTTCAATGTACGGACGTGTACCAATGTTCATGTGAATAAATTTGAAAGGTTTGGTTGATGTGTTACGAGTAAAGCTATGCGGTAGCCAGGAATTTGCAAACATTAGTTGACCAGGAACTGGCGTAAAATTAATAGACGATGTTGCTGTGGTAATGTTAGAAGAATTATGTTCGTATAGTGGTAACATAAGTTTCATTGGTCGCGGATCATGAATCACCATTCGCGGAGGATCTTTCGGGCACTCTAAAAAATAAAAAGCAACTAACTGACAGTCGCTGTGATTATGATACTCCATTGATGAATACTTATGGTGTTCTTGACTCCAACATTCGGTAAGATAAGTCGAAAGTCCATTCATGTTGTATCCTTGATCGCTCAAAAGATTCCATGCTGTGTTTAATGTGTACTGTATCAGTGGAAGAAGATCTTCTTCGTTAGACACATCTGCTTGCACGACTGGATATACATCGTTTATTTTTGTTATTTTGCGCGCGGCCCTTAACGCCGCATTTGATGCTGCTCTTGAGAAATCAAGAAGTTCTGGCTTCATAATACTATAGATAGGTGAGCTAAAATACTGCCACTGATCAAGTATGTCTGTCATAATAAAATCCTTATGTTATGTATATTGGGAAAGATCAGCCTCTATCACTGTATCTAAAAACAGTCGGTTTCCAATCTTATTCCAACCACTGTTGACTTGATAAAATATATTTAAACCGTTGTTCAAACCATACTGAATAGCCCAACTAAGTATTTCGGCTGTTAGCGGAGCGCCTGCTTCAAGCAGTTGTAAAAAGCTAAGATCAGGATTTTCGTGTTGTCTCCAAACCATAATTACGTTTGATTCGTCTGGTTTCATCCACATCGGAATAGTATCAAGACCGAGTGGAAACTTTTCATTTCCTAACCATACACAGCTAAACGATTTGCACGGATTCTCAGGTCGTTGTTCATGTATCGAACATCCTTTTGTAGTTACAAAATGACATTTCCTTCCTGGCCAAAATTGATGGCCAAGAGCTTCTCCAGTTAACCAACCGCAGCACTTCGTGCAACTTCCACATTCTCTTGTCATATTATCTCACTTAAATTGAGGACCAGCTAACCATACTACTAGAGTTTTACGAATGCCTTTTGTCACAGGAGTTACTCTGTGTAAAATAAAGGACGGGAATGCAACTACTAAACCTTTTTGTTTTGTGACTTGAGTCGGCACGGGTGCATCAAATATCTCAAGATCTCCCCCCTCGTATTCAGAAGGATCAGATAATTGTATTACAAGAGATAATTTGCGAGGCGCATTCGTTGCATTTCCACCTCTGTCAAGATGCCACGTATAATGATCGTCTTTTCCATCGTATATAGTATACTGAAAGTCCTCTACAAATCCCCATATATCTAGATTGAAGAATTCACCGTTCAGTTGTCTTGCTATGAAAGCAATTCTATCATATATAAAATTAGTCTCGGGCGTAAGATTTATCCAACCTATTTTAGATGATCTAACTGCTTCTTCAACTTTACTATCAGGTCCAACACTAGCAGATTTGATCGTGAGACTATCACCAATACTAACTATTTTATCGATCTCTTCTTCAGTAAAACCATCACGCCATGATGCAAAAGAAATTTCTGGTATACCTAACGATGGAGAAGGAGCTATTTGATATATTGCCATTATTTATGCTCCCAAATATTATCTCGATAATGGGATTCATGACTTTGAAGCTTTCTACGTGTACCTTTGAGTGCTTTCAGTTCAGTTTCATTGAATGCTCTACATACATTTTTCGAAAACAAAGTATCTCTTTTAATTGGAATAACCTGCATTAACGGTGTACCAGCAGGTAGAATACCTTTAAAATTGGGTTCGTTCCAAACAAATGGAAAGTTAATAAACTCAAAATAACCATCGCAGTCTACCATACCCGAAAAACAAGTAAATCTTGGATCAGGTCTATTTAATGGTGGAACAAACAACAGTGAGTATCCTTTCGGGCAGTTGATTGCCCACCAGTTCATGAATTTAATTGGAGGTTTTGGTAAATGTGGAGCGGGGCATTTGTCAGATGTTACTTGCCACTGTAAATGATTTTCGATCATTGCTCTCGGATATTTGCTGTTGTATTCAATGAACGAACAATCTTCATTCGAAGTGATTTCAACATCAGCAACGAGTGGAATAATCCAACCCGTGATCATCGCATCAAGAAAAGGTGGGCATCTTTTGAGAGTAGATTGATCAAAGCCTACATCCTTCTTCATTGGCAAAGCTTTATACCATTCTGGTATCAGTTTGCGGGCAGGATAAGGTTCTGGTATATTTCCTAAATCATCATCATAGCAAAGAAATTCTAGTTTAGGCTCATTCTTTTCAAAAAACGAAAACATCAATTTTGTCCATTTCCAGGTTTTTCATAGTGTATTCCACCAGATTCAATAAATTTTTTACATTGCTCGACGTCGCTCGCACCTCTCAGAATATGATCATCATGCAAACTAAAATGTAAGCTTGAGATCCATATTCTGAGATGTGGTGGAAGTTTGTCATAGCAACGCATTACCAATGCCATTCTTTGTATGTTAACATGTTCCAAATGAATGACTCTATTATATATATGTAAATTACAGGGCTGCTAGTTCGACTAAGTTGCTCTCTGTGATGGCATCTAAGCCAATCAATGCTTGTTTGACTGCGGTAAAATCGTCATGTTTTTCATCGTAGATGACAAATGGAAAATCAGTAAATTCTCCAATATCCCATGTATTTAGAGCATTGAATACAGATTCGTATTGACTACTATCGTTGTATGATAAATGAGTAAACTCAATGTTATTATCCTGTAGCCACTGATAGGCTGCAGCAGAGTCGTTGCCACCTGTCGTAGTCAAACCAGTATAAAGATAAACGTCTTTAATTCCTACTAGCATGTATTGTTTCCTTTTTGTTATTTGTGCTAAAATGTTACACTCATCGTACCATTAGCGCTGCCTGTTCCAATATTTATAGAAACTATTTGATATGGGTATACTTTTACTGATACTGAATTTGTCGTAGTACCAATATTACCAGCGTTTCCTGATGCTCCAGGATTTGATGTGCCGGCTGTTCCGGCGGTCGCTCCAGTTCCAGCACTACCTGCTGTGCCAGTATTTCCTGCTGCTCCTGCTCCTCCTGGATTTCCAGCCGCACCATTTGTAGCTCCAGTTCCAGCTGCTCCTGTTGTGCCAGCATTACCAGCAGCTCCGGCACCGCCTGGGTTTCCAGCCGCACCATTTGTAGCTCCAGTTCCTGCATTGCCAGTCGCTCCAGCATTTCCTGCTGCTCCTGCACCTCCTGGATTTCCAGCTGCACCATTTGTAGCTCCAGTTCCTGCATTGCCAGTCGCTCCGGCATTTCCTGCAGCGCCGGCATTACCAGGACTTCCTGCTGCTCCTGGATTTGCTCCAGTTCCTGCCGCTCCTGTTGTACCAGCATTTCCGTTGGCTCCTGCACCGCCTGGACTTCCTGCTGCTCCTGGATTTGCTCCAGTTCCTGCCGCTCCTGTTGTACCAGCGCTTCCTGCAGCGCCGGCATTACCAGGACTTCCTGCTGCTCCAGCGTTTGCTCCAGTTCCTGCGGCCCCAGTATTTCCAGCACTTCCATTGGCGCCTGCATTACCAGGACTTCCTGCTGCTCCAGCGTTTGCTCCAGTTCCTGCGGCTCCTGTATTTCCTGCGCTGCCTGGTGTTCCTGCATTACCTGAACCACCGGCAGCGCCCGAAAGAAGTCCTCCATTGCCGCCTGCGCCGCCGTTGCCGTTAGTAGCACCACTTATGTTGCCTGAATTACCCGCGGTACCAGCATTGCCGGCGCCGCTACCACCTTGCTTTAAAGTCCAACCCGATGCTCCGCCTCCGCCTCCGCCGCCTCCGCCGCCTCCGCCTACACCAGCGTTGCCAGGAGATCCGGAGTTACCCGCCGTACCACCAGCTCCTCCTGCACCACCGGCGCCATTTGTTCCTGGGTTACCAGCATTGCCAGTGGCTCCTGGATTCCCAGCATTTCCTCTTGCACCGCCTGCACCACCAGCACCGTTATTTCCTGGATTACCAGCATTGCCAGTGGCTCCTGGATTACCAGCATTACCAGCAGCACCGCCTGCACCACCAGCACCGTTATTTCCTGGATTGCCGGCATTACCAGTGGCTCCTGGATTACCAGCATTACCACCAGCTCCTCCTGCACCACCAGCCCCATTGGTGCCAGGATTGCCTGTTCCTCCAATACCACCAGATGTCCCAGCTGTACCACCAGCACCACCAGTTCCTGCAGCTCCATTATTACCGGGATTGCCTGTTCCTCCAATACCTCCGGAAGTACCGGCCGATCCTCCGGCGCCGCCTGTACCAGCAGCTCCATTGTTACCGGGATTGCCTGTTCCTCCAATACCACCAGATGTCCCAGCTGTACCACCAGCACCGCCAGTTCCTGCAGCCCCATTATTTCCGGGATTGCCTGATCCACCTGGATTTCCAGAAGTTCCGGCCGAGCCAGCTGCTCCGTTTGTAGCATTTCCTCCAGCCCCACCAGTACCACCGGTTCCACCTGGAAAATTAGCTAAGGAACCAAACGTTGAAACGTTGCCTGGGTTTCCACTTGATCCCGGATTTCCGTTTGCTGCGCCAGTCCCAGCATTACCAGCAGCTCCGGCACCGCCTGGATTTCCTGCTGCTCCTGGATTAGCTCCAGTGCCAGCATTACCATTTGCTCCAGTATTTCCTGCTGCTCCGGCATTTCCAGGGCTCCCTGCTGCCCCTGGATTAGCTCCAGTGCCGGCATTACCATTTGCACCTGGATTTCCTGCTGCGCCGGCATTACCTGGATTGCCAGTAGATCCAGCGGTTGCCCCTGTTCCTGCATTACCATTTGCTCCAGTATTTCCTGCTGCGCCTGCATTACCTGGATTTCCTGCTGCTCCAGCAGTTGCCCCTGTACCTGCGGCCCCTGTTGTGCCGGCATTACCATTAGCACCGGCACCGCCAGGACTTCCTGCTGCTCCGGCGTTTGCTCCAGTTCCAGCCGCCCCTGTTGTGCCGGCATTACCATTGGCACCAGCTCCACCAGGACTTCCTGCTGCTCCAGCGTTTGCTCCAGTTCCTGCTGCTCCAGTATTTCCAGCATTTCCATTGGCCCCAGCTCCACCGGGACTTCCTGCTGCTCCAGCAGTTGCCCCTGATCCTGCGGCTCCAGTATTTCCAGCACTTCCATTGGCACCCGCACCACCTGCACTCCCTGAATTACCAGTCACTCCGCTACCGCCGCCTCCGCCGCCGCCACCGCCGCCGCCGCAAACGCACCCCCCAAGATTTGCGCTTCCACCAAAGCCACCATTTCCTCCGCCAGGAGAGCCTCCGGCGCCGCCGGGGGCAGAACAAGGCGCAAATGGGGTGCCAAAACAACCGCAGCCACCGCCCGGACTACCACCGCTACCGGCTCCGCCACCGCAAGGTCGGGCTGAACCTTGTCCGCCGCCTCCTCCCGTACCTGCGCTACCGCCAGTGCCACCAGCACCGCCGGCACCATTATTTCCTGGATTTCCAGAGTTTCCTGTGGCACCTGGATTCCCAGCATTTCCTCTTGCACCGCCAGCACCGCCGGCACCATTGGTACCAGGATTACCAGAGTTTCCTGTGGCACCTGGATTCCCAGCATTACCAGCAGCACCGCCAGCACCGCCGGCGCCATTTGTTCCTGGGTTACCAGCATTGCCAGTGGCACCTGGATTCCCAGCATTACCAGCAGCACCGCCTGCACCACCGGCACCATTAGTACCGGGATTGCCGGAGTTTCCTGTCGCTCCAGCATTTCCAGCAGTACCACCAGCACCGCCAGCTCCGCCAGCACCATTCGTACCTGCATTGCCAGTGGCACCTGGATTCCCAGCATTCCCTGCAGCACCTCCGGCTCCTCCTGGGCCGCCAGCACCGTTTGTGCCAGCATTTCCTGATGCGCCGGGATTTCCAGATGTTCCAGCTGTACCACCAGCACCGCCAGCTCCGCCGGCCCCGTTTGTGCCAGCATTTCCTGATGCGCCAGGATTGCCAGATGTCCCAGCTGTACCACCAGCACCACCAGTTCCTGCGGCCCCATTATTTCCAGGATTACCAGCATTGCCAGCAGTACCAGGATTGCCTGCATTACCAGCGTTTCCATTGCCGCCACGACCAGATATATCTATAGAATATACGCCTGCAGGAACGACGAATGTTGCGGGGGCATTGAATACTTGTGTGGCTGGAGCAGCCTTACCTGAAGCTCTAAATACATTTAATGGCATCGTATAACCTTCTTATTAACCTGTATTTGCAAGAGATAAGGCACCGAGATATGTTGTACCTCCGTCGAGGGTAAAGAAACTGAAGACATCGATTTTATTTGCACCAGTTGACATCGTCGGTGTCGAAGCATTCGGATATTTCACAGAAGCCGGCCACGTGATTATTCTCGATCCCGTGGCGTCTTGTTTACAATGAAGTGTGAAACTGTATGCATTGCCCGATGCAGGAGGATTTGAAAATGTAATTGTAATAGACGCGTTGGCCAATGTCAAATCGAATACGTTGGATAGTGATAAATCTACAGTGTGAGTAGTTGTTGTTATAGTATTGGCAACAACTGCTTCTTTGTATGAAGCAAGCTTAGGATTACTTAACACATTATTTGCCATTGCAACGTTGGCATTAAGAGTAGTAATACCAGCTACTTGTAGCGTCGAGGTTACGTTGGCAAAACCAGTGATCGTAGTATTACCGGCAGCAAGGGTGGTAATTCCAGATGCAGCACCTGCGGCTACAAGAGACGAAACAGCAAGTGGTTGACTGTTTGTAGACCAGCGATCATTTGTTTCATCCCAGACGAACTGAACGTTGGCAGACGTCCCGCGCATGATCTCGAAGCCAGCATTCTCAGTAGGAGGATTAGCTCCAAGATCTGCATTCAGCGTAACAATATTATCACCAACGTCGAGTGTTGTGGTGTTCACGTAAGTTCTTGTACCGGAAACTGTCAGGTTACCCGAGAGTGTAAGATCGGCGATTGATAATGTGGAATTCACATGAATACCAGTCGTATTGACCGTAAGTGTTGGCCCAGCAGTTACTCCAATTGTACCACTAGTTGTAATCGTTCCACCAGAAAGTCCATTAGCCGTGGCGACTGAGGTTACACCTCCACCGGTGGCACCTTGAGCACCTTGAGCGCCTTGAGCACCAGTAACACCTTGAGGTCCAGCAACACCTTGAGCACCAGTTGCGCCAGTTGCGCCTTGAACACCTTGAGCGCCGGCAACACCTTGAGCACCAGTTGCGCCAGTTGCGCCTTGAACACCTTGAGCGCCAGCAACACCTTGAGCACCTTGATCACCCGTTGTGCCTTGAGCACCAGTTGCGCCAGTTGCGCCTTGAACACCTTGAGCGCCAGCAACACCTTGAGCGCCTTGAGCACCCGTTGTGCCTTGAGCACCTTGTGCACCGGTTGCACCTTGAGCACCTTGAGCGCCTTGAGATCCGAGAGTAAGTGAAGCACCATTTAAAGTTGTAACTTGAACAATATCACCAGCAATCGCATTCGATGTAAGCGTTAAGACCGTGGTATTTGTCGTGTTATAGTCAACGGCCGCAATCTGACGCGAACCATTAATGAAGACGCTTTCAAGCCCTAAAGTATATACGAATGTGTTTGATGTGTCGTCTAATCCTGTAAACACCGTGGTATTCGATGTGACAGTAAACGTATAGGTATTCATGGTAGCAGCATTTGCCGTACCGCCTGAGCCCCAATAAACTCCTGTTCCATTCGATGAAAGAACTTGGCCGTTGGATCCAGAAGATCCGTTGGCTACGATCGTAGTGACAGCGAGAGAAGAGAGATTTGAACCAACTTCAAAGATGGCATTCGCAGCATCTGAAGAGAAGACTTTACGGTCAGTTAGGTTGACTGCAAATTCACCGTTATCAATAAAGCCGGAATTTGCTACGTCAGTAGTATTAGCTGTACGACCAGAAATTGTCGTGCGCTTAAATTGAAATTTATTTGCCATTCTCAACCTCTATATAGAGCAACGAAGCGGTTATGTAACCCCTAATATTCTATTTATACAGAAGTATCTTCAGCTTTTTTATTTTTATTTCCAAGCTTTTCAAGATCAACAATTTTTGCTTGAAGACTGGTCATGGTTTTATCGGCCATGACCAGTCTTGTTTCTAGCATGATGTTCTTACTTGTAAGATCATGTACACTCGCGAGTAATCGATTGATGTACTCATTTACAAATTCAGCTTCCATAAATTAGAATGTCCCGCCGTCGAGGGTTGCGTATACAACTGCTGTACCGTTAGACTGAAGCACGAATCCAGTAGAGCCAACAGCTAATTTTCTAAAACCGTTCGAAGAGTTAGCAACTAAAATGTCTTCTGCAGTAACAGTCGCGAGTCCAGTACCACCGCTTGTTCCAGGCAGTGCAGTCGAAAGACTCAATGTATTCGCTGTGATACCAACCGCGAGTGTCGAGTTCGCAGTAAGAGTAACGTTAGTCGCGTTCGAAACCAAACCACCAGAGTTTAGGAATGCTTGTAATGTAGCAGTAGTATAACCGGCTGCTGCAGTGTCTACAGTTGTTGTAGGTTCTGTTTGAGAACCAGCAAAGAGCTTATAAACGCCATCTGTAGCATCACGGAAAAGACCGGTATATTTAGCTCCAGTGGCACCGTATTGACCATAAAGACCGATATCAAGAATGTCGGTTGTTGCGTTTCCGTTTGCAAGCTCGATCAGCGAATCTTGGACTGTCAGGTTGGTAGTATCGATTGTCGAAAGCGTACCGAGAACAGTCAGATTTCCGGAAAGAGAAAGATCTGTAATCGAGAGTGCAGTATTAACATGGAGTCCAGCAGAGTTGACCGTGAGTGTTGAACCAGTGGTAAGGCCAACTGCATCTGCAGTGACATTAATACCGTTAGCAGCACCAACATGAACTCCAGTCGCGTTAGCTGTAAGACCATCACCGCCAACAACGTTGATACCAGCGCCATCAACAGAAATACCGTTAGCAGCTTTGGCAAAGACGCCTGAAGTATTCGATACAATACCGTTGTTTGCTACAACAGCAATCGTGGCTGCACCACCTTCACCAGATGAGGATCCAGAAATACCGTTACCAGCTGTGATAGTAGCAACATAGTCGCCTGATGTACCCGAACCAAGAGCAACGTCGCCTGAAAGTTGCGATGTGGCAATTGAAAGTGCAGCAGCATTGACATAAACGCCCGAGGTATTCGAAACAATCGTACCGTTACCAGATACGACATGCACACCTGTTGCGTTCGAAGCAATACCAGCTCCGGCAACAACAAAAACGCCTGTTGCGTTTGCAGATAGACCGTTATTTGCAATAACGTGTACGCCTGAGGTATTTGAAGCAAGACCGCTATTTGCAACTACAGCAATCGCGTCTGCAGAGACGCTGATACCGTTACCAGCACCAACATCAAGAGTTACCTCGCCAGATGTACCGCCACCAGTAAGACCAGAACCGGCTACGACTGATGTAATATCACCATCTTGAGGTGTTACCCAGTATACAGCTGTTCCGTTCGATGCAAGAACTTGTCCTGCAGTACCATTTGTGCCATTTGCATTAAGAGCAACGTTAGTTCCAATATTGATCTGTGTGGCATTTGCTACGAACGCCGTACCAACACTCACAATCGCTGCGTTCACGGTGCCTGTAGAGAATACACCGGTGGCATTCGCAACAAAAGAATTAGAACCAACGACGAAGTTACCGCCAGAGCCAGCAAGAACGCCGCCGGCAACAGACAGTTTATTATTGGTATTATCAAACGTAAAGTCTGCGTCTCCGGCTAATGCGCCAGAATTATTAAATTGAACTTGTGTATTTGAACCAGATACGCCAGAAGTAGGAGTTTCCCAATAAGCGGCTGTTCCATTTGAACTCAGTACTTGTCCGTTGGTACCCGTCGAACCATTGGCTGTAACTGTTGTCACAACAGCGTTAGCAACAATAATCTTGTCGATACCAGAGGTACCATTCGCAACGAGTGCTTGGTTGGCGGTCAGTATACCAGGATTAAATTTACCGGCAATGGTGATCGAAGCACCATTCGAACCAATAAATAAGTGATCGCCATTTGCTGTAAACGCTAATTCACCGTTAGCTAATGTTGGCGCATCAGCTGTCGTTAACGACCTTTTAATTTGAATTAAATTGTCTGCCATTTGGCTATTCCTTTTAGGTTAAAATGATCCGCCGTCGAGATCTACTGCTAGATCCGCGAATGACAGTTGTCTCACCTCATATTTATCATTTTGAGAATTGTAGATTAATGTAGCGCCATTGGCGGCTTCAACGACGCTGACGTCGAGTATGTTTTCAATACTTCGTATTTCTTGAATTTGATTTTTCAGAGTAATAGGACCAGCAGATGATAATCTGCCGTTGTTATTTGTAATTGTAGCGACTAAACGAGATGCACCTGCCATTATCTTGTAACTCCTGGTGTAACTGTGACGATACCTTCAACAAGACGAGAAACTGTTCCGCTGCCATCAGTCAACTCACAGTCATATACGTATCTTCCGGCTGTAAGGCCATTTGTGGTATTTGCCGACATCGAAAGAGCGACGACGCCAGTCACAGCAGTAATCGAAACTGTAAATGCGGTTTGAGCGGTCGAAGTATAATGCTTACGCATCTGAGCGGCACCTGTAAATCCTGTAAGATTTACGATGTTACCATTTTCATCAGTCACATCAATAGACGTAGCAAATGAAGTGCCTTGATCGATAATGATATTTGCTTTCAGTGCCATTTAATTCTTCCGCTATGTTTATTCAAAACTATAAGATGTTACAGTTATCACCCAATATTTAGTTTCTGCACCATTTGATGCTGATACGTTAAACGTTTGTTCATTGAAACCACCTGTATAAGCTGCTACAAGTTCAATTGATGAAGCACTTCCTCCACTTGCAACACTGGCGTATCCACTAAATCCATCTCCTCCAGTATAAGTCCAAACTACGCTTGAAGAAGCTGTGATAGTATAACCTGCTTGGGAACCATACGCTTCGGCAGTGTCAAAAGTCGGAGATGATATTGTGCCGCCCACGGGACTAAAAGTAACTAAGGCTACATCTGCATACGGACGTATTCCTACATATTGCCACGTAGATCCATTCCACATTTTAACGGCGGCAAAATCTTGGCTCCCGACCCACGACGAGCCGTTCCAATATTTAACAGGTTTAGCAGATAGGAACGTTAGCGGCACTTATTATTCTCCTGGCTTAGATGGCCAAACAACGTCTGCTGCATTTGTATAAGTCTGAGGAAGATCTCTTAAAGTTTGACGATATGTAGCCCAAGCAGTTTTATCTCCAGGCCAATCTGCCATTTGAGTATAGTCAGATAAAGCTAGAAGATTATTTCTTTTCGATCTAATTTGTTCCCAAGTAATTACCACGACTCGATCTTGCAAAACAAGATTTCCTTGTGATAAAACCAATTCTTTATTTTGCATATTCATACCATGGAGAAACTGCTGGTGTTGCTCTGCGGTAATTTCAACAATATCTTGCGGCAATGACGGATACCCAAAATCAGTATCGTAAAAACCTTTTGTTGTTGGGCTGTAGTAAATTGTCATTTTATTAATATCCCATTGCTAACCAGTAACCGGTATGAGAACTTTCATCTCCGTTAAACCAACTGAAACCAGTTGTTGATACACTAAAAATGGTTGCACCTTTAGAAGCCTGTCCAAATACGCCTGTATCTCCTACGCCATTCATCACAGCTCGGGCAACCGCGGTGAACGATGTTGGAAATGATCCAGATCCTGTAGTATTTGGAGTAACAGTTACTGTTCCCCACTGAATAATTGCTCCGTTTGGCAACTTAGTCCATCCATTTGACGAGAGACTTTGTGTATATCCTGTAGTTCCTGCAGTGTCAATCCAGATATCACCAGCCGCTGAAGCAGTAGGTTGAGTCGCTGTTACAAAAACTTGGCCGCCACTTGTAAATCCTGCGGTGACGTGTCTTAGAATAGGCGCGACAGCACCAGATGCACTTCCTTGGGCACCTTGTGGTCCGGTTGCACCTTGAGCACCTGTTATACTTGAACCTGCCGCGCCTTGAGCACCAGTTGCACCTTGTGCTCCGTTTATTCCAGGAGATCCTTGAGGACCAGTTGCACCTTGAGCGCCTTGTAATCCTTGAGCACCTTGAGGACCAGCAACTGAAGATGCTGCACCTTGTGCACCTGTAAGGCCTTGCGGTCCCTGTGGTCCTTGGATACCTTGCAAACCTTGGGCGCCTTGAGGACCGGCAACGGTTGAAGCAGCACCTTGAGCACCAGTTGTTCCTTGCGGTCCCTGAGGTCCGATAATTCCTTGTGCACCTTGTGGTCCCGTCGGTCCTTGAACCGAAGGTCCTTGTGGTCCTTGAGAACCAGTTGTTCCCTGTGGACCCTGGGAACCAGTTATTCCTTGCGCGCCTTGTGGACCAGGAACTGTCGAAGCTGCGCCTTGAGCACCAGTTGGTCCTTGAGAACCGGTAGATCCTTGTGCACCTTGAGCACCAGTTGCACCTTGCGCACCTTGAGGTCCAGCAAGTTGCGTCCACACCAAGTTAGCTGTCGCTCCACTTGATGCAAGGACGAAACCTGTTGTTCCAGCAGATTGTGTAGGTAGAAGGTTATTGATCGATCCGCCTGTACCGCCCCGAGATGTAGGAAGTGTACCGACAGTAATAGCAGATGCATCAACAAATACGCCTGCCGCGTTTACTGTTAAACCAGCATTCGCTACAAAACTAATCGTAGGATTTCCAGAAACGCCGTTGCCGTTTGTTACGCTAATGCCGTTCGTAGAAGCAATCGATACCGTAGTACCTGTTCCTGTACCAGTTCTGACTACGATACCATTCGCCGAGATATTGTATACGGTGTTAGCATTGCTTGCTGTACCAGTATAGAGCGACGAGTTAACGCCTGCTCCACTCGGGAAATTCACCGTATTTGTAACGGTGATATTGTTTGCAAAGACATCAAAGCGAGCAGTCGTAGTACCAAGTGCACCACCGTTTGCATCTGGTCGTAGTGTTCCATAAGATGTCGTATTAAATACGAAAGCATTGAAACGGTTTGAAGTATTACCGAGTGGCTGCTGATCTGCAATCAGAAGAACCCCGCCTTGACCGATGGTAACGTTGGCGTATACAAGAGAACCATTTACTACAAGGTTACCAGATACAACAAACAAGTCGTTTTTAAAGTGCGCGTTGGCTTCTACGTCGACACGATCATAGAAGATCGCGTTGCCAGAAGCAACTAGACCGTTATCAACCTTAAATCTATTATTTGCGCCTGACATATATTACCTTACTTAATGAATTGAGCAACAACTTTTGCAGCCGTGCTAGATCTTGTTTGATTGACATATACTCTTACGTTTGCAGTAGCCACGTTCGCAGAGAAAGTACCAAGTAAGCTGACTCCGGAATTAGCTGCAACAGGTGAAGAAACCGTACCATATGTTGTAAGCTGCGCAGTCGAATTATCATGAGCAAGTAGTACTTCAGAGATCTGTGTATTACCAGCATTTTTCAATTGAATGAGAAGTTTAGCAGTGCTATAGTCTGCCTTTGGATATTCGAAGACAAGAAGATCTGAACCAGTCGTAGCTCCAAGATTTCCGTTTGCAAAGATATCAACTACGTGCTCAGTCTTGAAAGTCACGATGTTTGCATGTGTAGCAGGACCAGTCACTGCGAGCGTATTCGCTAGAGCAGTTGCTCCTGTTACTCCAAGAGTACTCGAAAGCGTTGTAGCTCCAGTTACAGTGAGCGTATTCGAAAGATTCGTATTTCCTGTAACCGTCAGCGTATTTGCAAGAGCAACGTTCGAACTGACTGTCGCAGCACCTACAACAACAAGATGGCTTGTCGGCGTAATGGTAAGATTCGCAGATGCAGTGATCGATCCATTACCAATCGCCGTATTAAACGTTGCATTCCCAACAAGAACCGTAGTAGCATTTGCAACGACATTCGCTCCGACTGCAACAACTGTTTGGTTAGCAGTAACAATACCTGCAAAGAATCCTGTCGGTGTAACGTTAGATGTCGACGTTGAGTTGACAATGCTAACAATTCGAGTATTCGCTAAAACGGTATTACTACCTTCTGCGGTGAAGAATCGAAGCGATGTTAACTCAGAAGCGTTAAGCGTATTACCTACAAATACTCCGCTACTATTTGCTACAACGTTACCAATCGCACCTGTTCCAGTGATTTGCACTGTACCACCATTGGTAGCATTTGCCGTGACGTTTGCGCCGAGCGAGATCTGAATAGTATTGGCAGTAAAGATGCCAGTTTTAAATGCGTTCGGTTCGATGTTTGCAGTGGCACTCGAGTTAGCGATGCTAATGATTCGAGTATTTGCAAGAGTGGTGTTTGAACCTTCAGATGCAAGGAAACGAACTGATGTGACTTGTGAAGAGTTTAAAGTATTACCTACATGCAGGCCACTACTATTTGCAACCGTATTGCCGACCGTACCAGTTCCTGTTACTTGGATCGTGCCGCCGTTGGTAGCATTCGCAGTGACATTGGCACCAAGTGAAACTTGAATGGTGTTAGCTGTAAAGATGCCTGTCTTGAAACTGATAGGATCAATATTTGCAGATGATGTTGTATTGGCAATGCTAATGATCTGATTGTTTGCGAGTACGGTATTGCTACCTTCTGCGGCAAAGAATCGAACACTCGTCATCTGACTGTTCGTAACAGTATTGCCTACATATAGGCCGCTGCTATTTGATACACTGTTACCTACTGCTCCGGATCCTGTGACTTGGATCGTACCACCATTCGTGGCATTAGCAGTGACATTGGCACCTAATGTAATCTGAATCGTGTTCGCTACAAACAATCCAGTGCTAAAGCTAATTGGATTCATCGTAGCAGTGTTAGTGCTATTCGCGGCAACAACTGCGAATGCAGTTGCTGTTGTATTCGTGGTCGAGTTCGACTGAATCGTCAGCTTCGTTGTGTTAGCGACAAGGTTTGCACCAGTCAAACCAGCATGTAGACCGTACTGCCACATGAATGTGTTCGAAGAACCATTGGCAACTTCCAGACGAATTTCGGTCGATGTCACGTTGCTCAGAA